TATTGGGAATGTAGAGCAGAAACAGTAAATGCTTATGGTCCTACTTTTGGTATAGGACAAACTGCTCATGCAGGTACAGATGGATTATATTATATAATTACATGGCAAACTTCTGCTGGACAAATGTATGGCGGTGGGGGTGATCCAGTACAAATGGGTACAATTACTGTAACTAGCACAGGAGTAACTTCTCTTTCTTCAGGAGATATTATGAGCTTTTGGTTAGACTGTGATAATGGAAAATTATGGGTAGGTAAAAATGGAACTATACCTAACTCTGGTGATCCTGCAAATGGTACTAATCCACAAGCAAGTTGGTCTACTATTCCTACAGATAGATTTTTTACACCAACATGTCAAAATGTAGGTTCTGGAGTAGGTGTATTAAATGCCGGTCAAAACCCTAGCTTTAATGGTGAAATAACAGCAGGAACTAATACAGATAAAAATGGTTATGGATTATTTAAATATGATCCAAGTGGTACAGATTTTATAGCTTGTTGTGCTGCTAATCTTTCAATATCTGCACAAATAGATCCAGCACAAAATTCAGATGATTATCCACAGAAATTGTTTACTCCTTTAGCATACAATGGAGATAATGGAGGAAGTCAAACAACTGGATTCCAGCCCGACTGGGTATGGGTGAAAGCTAGAAACACAGCTCAAAGTAATGGTTTGTGGGATAGTACAAGAGGGACTACTAAAATAATAAAATCAAATGAAATGGATTTAGAAAGTACTTCTT